TTCCAGGGGTGTCCTCTAAGGAGAGAATCCCGGAGCCTACTATAAAGATCTGTGCATAGTCTTCCCTCAACAGAATCATCATTGAGAGTGAGGATTCTCTTGCCGCGCACTTTTGCAATTGCGCTATTACAAATCTCTATTTCTGTAGGCATCCGGGGCTCCTATCTAATTAATCAATTACGTAAGCGATGTAACCTTTAAGCTCATCTGCCAATGCGGCGTCAGTTGCTTCTGTGAAAGCAATTTGAACGTCAACGGCTGCTTCAAACTTTTTGTTAAGTCCAACAACTCCGCCTAAAGCTCTGTGGTTAACTGCTTGTCCGCCTGCATCCAATGTAGCCGCAAAACCGTCTGCGTCTGCAGCTTCAGTAGCGTCAGTAGAAGCTGCCCATCCAAAGTTAAAAATCCCAGTGGTGCCTAGTGATGCTGAGTACAAGAACCAATCAACAACGCGAGCGCCCTTTGGAAGTTTAGCAAGTTTTACAGTGTCCGCAATTGAAAGAACGTCTGCTTCAAAAGCGTGCTCTAATTTTAAGAAACGAATGCGTCCGCCAATATCGCCTATTTCAGCTTTTTGGCCGCCGTTTTCTACCCCATTTTGTAGATCATAAAGATCTGCTATTTCTGATGCCATTATATTATTCTCCTATCCTTAAAATTATGATTCAGTGCAAAGAACGCCGACTACTTTTTCTTCTTCAAGACGAGTCGCGCCCCAAGTTCCGCAAGCGTAAACCTGTGTTGAGTAGGATTTGTCGTCTCTTTCAGAGATTCTACCCATCATATCTTTACCTACTGAAAAGACTAATCCATCTTCAGCCCAAGCGAACGCTCTACGAGCTCCGTCGCCGTTACCTGTAGATAAAGTCACTGCCCCAGTGTTGACGTCAATTGTGTATGCGCCACCAGCCAAAGGTAGAAGTTGTGTTCTGTGGAATCTGAATCCCATAAAAGTGTCAACTTCGCCGTAAACTAATGCTTTAATTGCCGCGTAATCTGCGCTTGTAACTTTGTTTTCATTCAATAGTGAATCAATCTGAGCTTGAGTAACTGCGATGTGCAATGGAATTGAATCATCAACATCGTTAACACCAAATTTAGATTTGATTCTGATTAAAGTTTCAACATTCAAGTTAGAAACTGCAGGAGTTCCACTTGTGTCTACTGCGCCAACAAACTGAGTTGCAGGAAGTGCTACAGGAGTAGAACCTTCTTTACCAGCGATTGCGTTTCCAAGTGCGGCTTCGATGATTACCTCATCAATTGTGCGTCCAAGTGCGCTGTATGCGCTCATGACATACGGGTTTTTTGGGTCGATCAAAGTACGGACCATGTCTTCTTTGTCGATCAAGTCTGCCCACTCGTAATCTCTCATGTAGACAGCTCTGCGTGAATGCTGGCTATTTACTAGAGGAGTATCACTGTGACGAGAAAGTTTCTCTAAAGCACTAGTTGCGCCCAATCTCTCGAAGAACTCAACCTCTGCGCGTTGTGATTCATTACGTACGTATCCTCGTAGTCGTGAACCTTTTTGTTGTGATAAGTGAAAAATGTTTGCTGTGTACTGCTTTACAAAAGCAGTCTCAATTGTGTTTGACATTATTTTATCTTCCTTTCTAAAGACTAATTTAAAAGTGTGTTGCTACTTAAATTGCCCTCGAAAAGAGGATTTATTGTGCAAGCCGAACAAAATGCTTTTTCAAGCTATTTGCAGGACCCGAAAAGGGCTTATCTGCGCTCTACTTCTTAAGCGAAAATAGGGATTCCCCGTTAGAAAATTGCCCCTACACGACATAATCGCATAGAGGCATTTATTGGTCAAGATGTCAAAATTATTTTTTCTGAGAAGCGGGGTACGCGTACTTATAAAGATTCTCCATACTCGCAACGGCTGATTTGTGGTTAGGGTGCTTCACATCATAGTAAGGATGCCCTAAATCTGACTGAATATCTGTGATTTCTTGTCTTGCTTCCTCAGGAGACTTAGCTTCCATATCGCCACGGGGCAATTTACCAGTAAGCTCTGCCTCTTTTGTGGAATTACCAACGGCTGCTAGTAATTTAATGAACATTGGGTCCTGCGTCCATCCCTTTTGCTGGGCATAGTCTGCCACATCATCGGAAGAGAAGTCTTTCAAAGCAAGTTCTGCAGCTACCATATTCTTTCTATATGAGTCGCCCCATTCCATATCAAGTTTCTTAAAACCTTCTTCACGCTCTTTGACAGCTTCATCTGCATTAGTCTCTGAAATACCTTTGTATTGCTCTAAATACCAATCCATAACAGCACTTGCCTGCTTTGGGAGTATCCCATTCTTATGAGCAGCTTCCTTAAACTTAGTCAAAAAACCCTCATCAAGTTTCCCGCCGTGATCAATTTCCAATTCATACTCTTCAAGGGTTTCAGGCAAACCAAGTTTCTTATAAACTTTTTGCCAGTCTTCCTCAGACCCATGCTGATCGGGAATTACAATCTTATTCTTACCCACCATTTTTTGAGCCTCAATAAAAGACTTCACCATGGTAGGTATGTCATGCATAGTCTTTAAAGAAGCATGATCTTTTAAATCCTCGGGCAATGTACTCGCCCAATCCTCAGGCAGCCTATGCCAATCAGGTGTCTGCGTAGCACTCTCAGGCTTTGCCTCGGGAGCCGGGGCCCCCTCCTTTTCATTACCAAAGTTTAAACTTCTAGGCGGCTGCTCGCCAGTATTCTCTTCTTGTTCAGATGTCATATCGCTCATCTTGTTTCTCCTCTACGTATTCTCTCATTTTTATGGGGTCCATTTTTAGCAAAGAAAGTATACGCAAAACTGTGTTTCGCTCACCTTCCCTTAAACTCGATAAATGTTGATTTGTAGGATGAAACAAAGGCTTAAGCACATAATGCACCTCTATCAAATCTGCCAGCACGCGCTTTCCTGCTCTCGTGGAAAAAATTTGCTTGTAGTCCTTAACGCGCGCAATAGCACGCTGACTTCTTTTCTTTAACTCTATACTATCAGACATTATCCCTCTTCTATTCTTGAGCTTGCTCCATAGTAGCCATTGCAGGAACACCTTTTATCGCATTCTCTGTTTGCTGCTGCTCTTGTTGAGCCTGCATTGCTTGCTCTTGAGCCTGTGCTCTTTGCTCACGCAGACTAACAATTTCTTCCTCAGTACGCAAAATCTCTTGAGGGAATCCATACCCCTCAGCAATAACACGTACAGCTATGTCGCCATTAAAATTATCCAAAACAGATTGATCCGCAGCCACAAAAGGATTCACAGCCTGCATAGTCTGCATAATAGTCTGCATATCATTCACCCGTTGAGCCTTAGCAACCATAGACGAGTAATTCACATCAAGTGTTCTACCCTCTAAAGCCTCAGGAGCCTGATCAATCATCCCAGCTCTACTCATTATCTCAAAAACTCTGCTCACCATAGGACGCAAAAACTCAGCCTGCTGACGCCCAAGCATAGGACCCAACAAACGCATCTTCTCCTCGGTCCTTTGCAAAACCTCGGTGGCGGTCATCTGAGGACCCGCACCCAATTGTAACTGGTCTACAAAGAACGCTTCGCGTACACGCTGCCGACGCTCCTGCATTGCCTGAAATCCAAAGTCAATACGAGCATCATTGAAAATAGGCTCAATTCGATCATTGGTTCCAGACCTATAATAATTTAACCCAGAGGGGCGCGTATCTATAGGATGAATAAACCCGTCATCAGGTAATTGCAAAGGAGGATCGACAGTCTTCTGAGCTCCCTTAAGCGTAGTCTCCGTCATTTTATTAAGAGTCTTCGCATCAGGAAGTGCATTCATTCCAGGAGACCTACCGTAAATCTCCCCCGCCGCCTTGGTCCAACGCGCCACTACATAAGGAAACTCCCTATAGTAATCCAAACGAAGCTGCTTCTCACTCTCCGCGCAAATAATATATTGAGATATATATCTTCTACTATCTTTAAAATTATTGTCAGCGACATCCCTAGGATATACCGCATTAATAATCTCAAACTTTATATTTGTATTCTTCTCCCAAGCAGTCTTCAAACTCTTAGACATCTCAAGAACTTCAATACCAAACTCCGCAACAATAGCTCTAATGTTCCATTTAAACTTACGGTACACTTCATCAATAACGCCTTTGTTATTCTCAGAAACATAAACCTCTCTGATATGCTTCGTACTAAAACGAACTATCATCTCATCGTCTTCTTCAATCGACATCGAACTAGTTCCCAAACATGTCAAATCCAAATAATACTGATGGACCTCCGTCTGAAAATTAGAATTATTCATAACATTATGAATCTTACGCGTCTGCTTTTGCAACCAAAGCCTAACAGCATCCAAGCGGTCAAGCTCCTTATCACCCGTGGTCAAGTCAAACCAAGTCGTAGAAGGATTAGTTAGCAAACCGTGCATCGCACCCGCCAACAACTCATTGGCCTGTATCGCAGAATTATCCAAAATGATCGTGTTTCTCTTGGACCCTGGAGTGATTACAACATTGATATCATTTCTATTCGGCAAAATATAATCCGCAAGCTCTTGCCAATGATTTTCCCAAGTCGCTCTCTCAGAATGCAAATGATTAAATCTTTCCTTAACCTCACC